GAGGAGAAGGCGCGTCCTAGAGAAACGGATCGTGGTTTTGATCGGTTGGCGGTGGCTCGTTGTGATCCGAGGCGGCCGCCGTGTGATCGGTTGCATTTGAGGTGTGCGATGCCTGCCCCGTCAAGGCTTGGTGCTATCTCTCCTGTCTCTACTAAGGGTGGTTCGTGGTCGGCACTGGCCCCCCAATCGTCGGTGCGTGGGAGGGTCATATCGACGGGGTAGCCGCACCTGATGCATGTGGGCTCGCACTTGGCTAGGACTTGCTTGACCCATGCTTTGTGTCTGCCGGTGTTGCGTTGGTTGTCCACAGCCCCCGCCTAACGGTTCTGCTGGTGGTTAAGTACTAACGGTTTGGGTGACGTACATGTCACCCCTGTCCCCCTATGGGGGGGTGACGTGGGTGTCACCCCATGGGTGACGTGCATGTCACCTCCTCCTGTCATCAATGAATACGCGCTTAACCCATATGTACAAGGTTGAGCCATTCCCGTTGCGACCCTCTATCCATCCGTCGGCCTCGATGATCCGCAAGTGGCGTTGGACTTGGCGTTCCGATAAGCCAGTACGTCTACTGATGCTGCGAATACTCGGCCACGCTTTGCCCGTGTCACTGTTCGCGTAATCGCCCATGCATATCGCCACTAAGCGCGTGCCGCTCGTCCAGTGATCGGGCGCAAAGTCCAGCACCATGGCAATGGCCGCGATCATGAGCGGGCCTTGAGTCTGTTCAAACGCCTAAGACGATTGCTGCACTCATCGCAACGCCAACGCTTGCTACGGGCGTCCCATCGCCTTGGGTGACCGTGCTTGCATGGGTCATCGGGCGCATTGGCCCTTATGCCTATTGGCTGTGGTGCGCCCGAGCATTCCGGGCAATGGTCGAGCACGTCGATAGCGGCCTCACATGCCGAGCACCTTTTCTCACTCATGACGTTACCCAAGGGTCATCCTCAACGGGTCCGGACGACCTGATAACGGGCGCGCTAGGCGTGGCCTTGAGCATTGCGTCGATGATGACGGAACATTGGGCCTTGGTGAGTGCGGTGAGCCCATCGACTGGTAGTTCAAACCCGAGTTGCTGCGCGGTGTAGTCCGCTAGCAAGGCTTCGCTGACGTGTTGTTTTGACATGGTGGCCCGCAGCATCCCCAGTTGTTTGGCGGTTGCCGGTGTTGCGCCCTCCTGCCGATGGCCTCCCGAGGGCGTCCGGTAGGAACCCATCTCGGCCGACTTGGTTGCGACTGGGTCGTCACTGCGTCCCTGAGCGGATCGCACCTCGTTGGCTGACGCGATGCCTTTGTGTACCGCTATGCCGATAGCGGCCAGTGCGCGGCCCCAAGCCGAGGTCTCACCGTTCATCAATTCCGAACCCTTGGTGTACGGGGTCCGACCCGGGATTGGTTCCCACGCGTGGCCGATGCCAGGTCGAACATCCTCGGCTGATCGGTAGGCCCATGCCTTCACCACTAGCCACTGTTCGCCATCTCGTTGGACGTATTCCCATTCAGTTTGTAGGGACCCGGCAGGGTACGCCTCGATGAACTGCCGTATGCGTTCGCTTACTTCGACGTAGTCCTCACGCGCCATCGTCCGCCGCCTCACCTGTCGGATACGGATAGTTGGCTTGTAGGCGTGCCTCATTGATGGCGAATTGATGGATCGGTCCCCAGCAATTCGCACACTCGGCCTCAAGCATGGCCGCGACACTGCGGGCTTGGTCTCGTTGTGCCACGACCACACCTCCGCGCTCTCGAAGTGCGTAGACCATTGCTTGGTACTCCGTGACGACTGACTCAAGTCTCTTCACACTCGATGCGTAGTTGTTGATGACCCCGAGTAGTTCGGCGATGACTACGTCGGGTTGATCTTCCGCAGGCTTCATCTCAAACATGGCTCGGCCTCTCGGTATCGAGGTATGCAAGGAGGACGGCCTTGAGCGCGGTGACTGCCTCGACTCGGTTAGCGAACGTCATCCGTTCGTACTCGGTCGGTGTGGGTATTCGGATCATCGTTGCCCCTTCTGTATACCTCTAGACAACTGTTGTCTAGTGGTAGATATCTAGTGATAAACAGGTTCTGTCTAGTGGTGTGCAGGTATTGCTCCGCGTCTGTGAGGGGATGTCGTATACCTCTAGACGCTTTGTGTCTATCCCTAGATATCTACCGGTAGACAACTGTTGTCTAGTAGTAGATATCTAGGGATAGACAGGTCATTGGTTTTTCACGTATTCCGCGTATGCGGAGTGTGCCCACTGATACGCGGCCACGCCCCGTAGACCGTGTTCGTCCCGGGCCTCGATGAGGTAGCCCGTGTAGGTGGGCTTGGGCTCTTGGTGTTCCACCCGGTAATGGACCGCGAACTTTGCGGCACCACCCGTGCCCTTGCTCCCGCATAATGTGCATTCCCACGAGTACTTGGCCGCGTCTAGCATGGATACTCCTTCACGTACTTCACCCACACGTTAAATGTGGCCCTCGATGAGTAGCGCGCCAAGTGGTAGCCGCGCCCGTTGATGTCCCACGGGTAGAACGTCCGGCCCCCCTGGCTGATCTTGAACGCAACGGCCGCGTTGTACTCGGGAATGAGCAAACGCACCGGGTCCCACCACGTAGCCCGTGACCACGCGGCACGATTCCATTGGAATAGGCCGTAGTCAGATGTGGGCGATATGGCTCGGGCGTGGCCCTTGCTCTCCCGCATCACGATTCCGTAGGCGTAGCGCAACGCACGCCCCCGGAACCCTGCCGAGTGCAGGACGCGCACGACAGGGTCGGTGCAGGTCGGGGCCGTGTACACGGCGGCCGCCAGTGCGGCCTCCATGATCACGCATCCTCAGAGGTCGGAGGGACAAGCACCGTGACGGTGCTAGATATGCGCTTGCGTTGATATGCGAGGAGGTCGTCGGGGGTGACCCGTCGATGTCCTCCCGGTGTGGACGTGGCAAGTATTTCGCCCTTGTCGATGAGCCGGGCGACGGTGCGCCCGGATAGGCCCAGGACGGCGGCCGCTTGCGTTGGTGACAGTGATGTCATGTCGTTCCTTTCGGGAATGGGAAAGGGCCCCCCTTGCGGGAGGCCCTTCCGGTTAGTAGATGCGCTTAACCTCGAACCACACAACCTTGCTGCCCTTGGTGTTGAGCAGGTCGTGCCCAGCGACCTCGGCATCGGCGGCCTCCTCGAACTGGCGGAGACTGCCGTCGATCTCGTTCAAGGTCGTGTGCTGGGTGTAGCCCTTGGTGGTGACGCGGGTGAGCAGAACGATCCACATAGTTGCCCCTATGGGTTTGGCAGGCGGTGTTGCCTACATGGACGACTCTAGTCCATCTTGTCAATCTTGTCTATCTTGTCAGTCTTTCCCATGCCGTATTGCCGTGTCAGTGGGGTCACGTAGGCAAGTGTCGCGGTTGCAAGGGCCCCGATGAGGGACGCGCCGAGGGGGTCAACATTGAGGTTGGGGATGTTTGTCGAGAGCCATGCGAGGGCCGCCCCGATGAGCAAGAGCGCTAGGTGTCGTTGTTCTGCGCTGAGTTTGTCGAGCATCACGTGTCCAGGTGGTGGCGTAGGTGTTCGTCCGCGTTTCGTTCGAGCCGGTCTAGTCGGTTCTCGATGCGCACTAGGAGGTCGTATTGGCTTTTCCCACCGTCGGGGCGTTGGGCTTTGTGTTGGCCGCGTATCACCATGCTCACTAGTCCGATGACGGCAATGAGCAGTCCGACCACGGCCGTGTATGCCTCAGCGTTCATGCCGTCGGGGTTTTCTTCTTTGGGACTTTCTTCGCGGGTGCCTTCTTTGCCGGCGTTAGTGGGGGGGCCGTGTCGAAGATCGGCAGGTTAAACGGCCTGCCATCCTTCTCGGCCCTGTCCGTGAAACTTATGTGGATGTGTTGCTTGTGTCCTAGCGTCGCGTCCTGTCGCCACACCCAGAACGTTTCCGGTCGTCCTGGGCGATTCGGGAACGTACCCGAGGCCACGCGGCCGTCATAGACAACGTGAAGGATGCGGTGGTGATCGAGTCCGGCCCGCACGTATGCGAGCAGTTGGTCGCAGAACTTCTCGGCCGACCCGGGTGCGCCGAAGTCTTCGTCGATGTCGAGCGCGTGGACCCAACCGTCTTTGTCGGGATTGTGAAGTGACGCCCTAGTCGAATGGGCATAATCGCCGATCCACCCGTCGGAACGCTTGTCACGTTTCGGGAAACGCGCGTTTAGTTGATCGCGCAGCGTGACCCCCGCCGCCACCAACTTAGCCATTGCCAAGGCCCGGGTACATGGCGCTGATCATCGCGTCAGTGAAGCCGAGGGACTTGGCGTGTGCGATCGCGTCGGCTGCGTTTTTTGCTGCGGTCGCAGCTGCGGCCTCGGCTGCTGCTTGCGCTGCGGCGTAGTCGTCGCGGTCTTTCTGCTGCTGTGCCAGTTCCTCGGGCGTCCACGGTCGCTCAATGACAGTGCCGTCAGGGAAGGTTTCGACGTACTCGCTCATGAGTTCCTCAGTCCGTAGACGCGAAGTGTGCCCGTTATGTTGCCAGAGGCCACAATAAAACTTATGCCGTCATAGGCAATGGTCTGATCGTGCCGCCCGCCATACGTCACTGTGTAATCCGATGTCGTGTTGCCATATCCGGTGAATGTGCCAATGACGTTTGTCATCTTTGCGAGGGCTGGTCCAAATACGTCCATCGTGATGGAAGCGGCCCCGGTGTCTGTCGCCCCAATTGTGTCCCATTGGCTCGAAACCACGTTAGTGGCGGTCACGGACGCCCCCACACCCCTAATGGATTCGCGAATGTACGACGTCGCTCCTGAATTGTCCGTACCTGCAAGGCGAAGGCGAGCGTGGATTACTTGACCATTTGAACTCGCGGCGTGGGTGGTGACAATTTTGTAAACGTCGTACGCACTACTGAAGCACCCATTGAGGCTGATAGTCGTTGATGCGCTGAATGAAACCTGACCACCGGACAGCGTGACCCCTGAGCCTGCGACCGATGTCGGGGTAATGAGGTCCATGCCCGAGGCGGACGCGTTGCCGCTGATCGTCCAGGCATTCGACCCCGTGCGCGTCAGGGTGGCGCTTGCGTATTGGGCGACTGTGACGGTCCCCGTGAGGGTGACGCCTGCGCCTGCCGTGAGGGTGACGACACCGGCGCCAAGGTTGAGGATGCGCAGCACCGTGTAGGCCTCCCACACCACCGACGATTGAGGCGGGATGGTGTAGGCCGATGCGGCTGCGTTATTGGCCGTGACGGTCTTCGTGGTGTCGGTGAGCGAAAACGAATACGAGGTGCCGGTTTGGGCGTTTTGTACTGGGCCGGTGTCGAGTTTGTAGCCGTCGATGTACTGGGCGATTGCTAGCGACTTGGCCGGGTAGGCCGACACCAAGTCGCTACTGATCGCGTAAGGGGTGCCCATCTTGTTCCTTTCGTTATGCGACGAGGTCGGAGGCTAGAACAACGTTGTACCACTGGACGGTCGGATCGACCGCCGACCACACGAGCGTGGGACTAATTTCGTTCCACTTGACCATGAGGTAACTGAACCGGGGGTCCGACAGGGACAGGGTCAGTGTGTGTTGTCCTGGGGTGTATGTCTCCGACCATCCCTCAACTACCCCCGTGTAGTCCTCGATGGGTGACGGTTGCGGAGTGTTGTCCAGGTTGACGCGTGATCCCGAGATGAGGTCCAGAACGTCGGACAATGTGGGCTCGGTCAGTGTCTCCATGAGGACTTGCACGTTAGCCATGGCGTAGCGGGGTTCGGACTGTGACCGGACGATTTCGGAGGCTCGTGTCTGGGCGTCGGTCCCCAAGTGCAATTTGGTCGTGAGGGTGAAGGCGCGGCGGCCGTGGGTGATGATCGAGGCCGGGTCGGTGTCCGTCTTATCTTGGTTCCCGCTCGTCCCGTACACCACGGTCACGTCGTTAAGGATCGTTTGATTCGTTGACCGCCACGTCGGCGCCCACGCGGTCGATGCCTGGGGGATCGTGACGGTCAACGGGGCCGCGTCCACTCGGTCGTACACGTCGGCCCAGATATAGGGGATGTCGGGCCACGTGTCCGTGGGATCGAGGTCGAACCAATGCGCGGGGTTGTATCCGTAACCCCTGCGTGAGTACGACTCAAACAACACGTTGCCATCGGGGAGGTCGGCCAGTGTGGCGCCCGTCTCGGTGCATAGGGCCGTGAGTAAATCTAGGGCCGAGTATCCGCCCGGCTCGGCCGCTAGGGCCTCCTGAGTCATCAACGGATCGGAGTTGTTCGCGAACACGACCCCGGCATCCGTGAGGATGTTGTCAACGCGGTCTGACAGGAGTTCGCGAGCGTAGCCACTGGCCCCGACGAATGCCAGACCGAGCAGGGACAGGTTGCCCATCATGGTGACATCGAGGCGGGCCACGAAATTAACCGTGCCGTTGGGGTCGTACTCGTGGGTGAGGAGGACATCGGTAACCCGGCCCGTGAACCTCGTGAGCCCGTAGGCACCGATCACGACCTCGTCCGATATCTCCACCGGGATGGATGCGAACCCGAACAGGGTCATGCTTGCGTCGGATGCCTGAGGGCTTGCCGTGATGTCGTTTCGGCCGTGGCTGACTGTCACCGAGTATTCAACGCCGGTCAGGTCCAGTGCCGCCCCGTTGACGGTTATGGAAGTGATCATCCGAGGACCGGCGACGGGATCGGTACGCCCATGCTGTACCCCGTGCGACTGTTCGACGTCGTAATGATGCGGGAGAACGCTTGTGCGACTTGCTGATCGCTGAGCAAGTTGGCGGCCGCAGTTGTTGCACGGTTGCGGGCCTCGGCCGCCGTCCTCGATGCCTCGGCCATTTCAAGTGCCTTGGTTACGGCATCGAGTATTTCGACCTTGGCGTTATCTCCCACCGTCTTACCTATGCGCTTACCGATTTTCGCCAGTTTGTCCGAGTTATCCGCGAACGTTTCGGCCATGCCCGCGATGTTCTGTTCGGCGGCATCCACACCGGCCCGCAGATACTCGGGAACCATGGCTTGCGCCAACGTGTTGGCCGATGACACCACGGCATCCAATTTGGATGAGAACTCGGGAATGAGCCCCTTATCGATTGCCTCTTGCCCAAACTTTCCACCGGCCGCCGGGCCCGCCTGCGCCATGTAGTCGATGAGTGCCTGGCTACCGTTCTGCCGCTTGACCTCTTCGAGGACGTTCCCGAACCAATTGGCCTGCGCTATTTGGGCGTCAAATGCGGCCATCGTGCCAATGCCCAGTTCAGTGCCTGTCTCCTGCGCCGCGCTTAAGTTGATGCCGCCAAGCAATTGGCCCGCGAGGGTGGACGCGTACTGATCGACTGCCGCGTTCGCGGACTGCAATTCGGCCGTTTGCTTGCGTAGTTCCGCGGACCCGTCCGCCACCACTTTGGACTGTAGTTCAAACGCTGTCGAGAGGAGGTCGGTGCTTGCCGCGGTTGACGCGCTGGACGACCCGACATCCTCGATGACCTTCCCGTACTCGACGAGTTGGCCCGTGTAGCGGTCCATGCTTTGCCCGGCCTCAAGGGCGGCCGCGACCGTTGGGGACACCATCTTGCGTTGTTCCATGGGTGTGAGCCACCCACTAGTCGATGAGGCACGGGCTGCGATGACTGCGTCCGCGTAGCCTTTCCACCGTAGTTCGGCGGCATAAAGGCCACGCGCTAGTGGGTCCATTTGATCAATGAGCCCGTTGTTGGCTAAATACAACTGATATGCGGCCTCGGCTGCTGCGCCCTCCGCATCACTGACGATGTTGAGGGCATCCGCGTTGCGTATAAGACTGATCGCGTAGCGCGCTGACAGGAAATCGCCGGCCTTCCGCACGTTGTCGTTGAACGTGATCACACTGTCGGCCAGTTTCACGAACCCAACGGCCGCGTCGGCCGTGGCCCCGCCGATGGTGCGGAGTTCCGGCTCTAGGTCCTTCAGGACGGCCATGAAGTCGTCGGTGGTGCCGTTGGCGTCACCCAGCGCATCGAGGAACCCGCCGCCGAATGCCTCCTTGAGTTCATCAAACCCGATGGACAGTCGCTTTAGTTGGCCTTCGTACGTGGAGGCGGCCGTTTGTGCCTGGCCCTTGAATGTCTTTGACAGTTGCGCGGTAATCAAATCCATGTCGCCGGTTTTCAGGGTGGCGGAATCCAACCCTGCACCGAGGCGGGAGAGTCCTGCCGTGTTGCCGTCGTATGCCCGGCCGAGTGCCTGGACTACTTGGTCCAGCGTGCGCCCCGTGCCGGCGGCCACATCGGCGGATAGCGCTAGTAGGTCGTTGGCTTTTGCCGTGTCGCCAGTTGCTCGGATGAGGCGATCCATGGCCGGTCTGAGCAGGTCGTCGGCGATTCCAAACTGGCGTTGCATGGCGTCAATTGAGGCTTCGGCCGCGGTCGTGTCCTGCGCTAGGCCGAGGTTCTCCATGGTCTTTGCCAACTTGGCTGCGGCCGCTTCGTCCTCCATG